TTAATCATTTGGTTAAATTATAATTGTTATATTAATTGCTTCCATGTAATTAGATTTACTCATTAATATATCAGTAACTCCTTTTACTTCATTGTTTATATAGTTTTTATATATTCCTATTCCATCAGTAATTTCCCAATTCATGCAAACATCATCATTATTATTTGCAATCATTTCATGACCTCCATTAATTGGTTTCCATAATCTTATTACCGAATTAGGCTCAATAAATTCCGAAACAAAATCTTTTAATTTCATAAAATTGTTTTAATCTCATCCATTTTGTAAATAGTATAAACGCGAAACCCTTGCTCTTCAAGTTGTTCATGTCTATACTTTTGTAATTCCGAAAGCCGGCCTTTCTCGGCCTTGCATTCAATAAAGAAAGTTTTACCATCCTTAAGGATCATTAGGTCGGGCATGCCATTTTTATTGCATTGTATTATCTTTACGACATACCAACCGATCAACTCAAAGTGCCGGATGACTTTGCTTTGTAGAATAGATTCTCTCAATTTCTTTAAGTTCTTTTTTAGCTTCGTTTAAAAATTTGCTTTTCACCATTATGGTCAAAGCTTTTTTCTTTTCCTTTTCGGGGAGTGGCTTACGCCCTCGTGTTTCTTTTTTCATAGTTTTCTTCTAGGTTGATTAATATGCAGACCAATATTAGGAATGCAATGATAAATAAAATTTTCATGTTATTGGTTTTAAGATACCATTTTTAAGGACACTACCGATTTTATCCAATAGTTTTAAATGGTCAAACCTTATAAAAAAACACCCCCGCTCCCATCCAGGATAACCCACTACGATTATTAATTATTGTTAATTAGCGGAGGTATTTCGTTTATGGTCCAAATGTAATTTAAAAAAATTTAATAAAAAAGTTTTTTTATTCAAATTAAATAGTTTAGTATTGTGATGTCGTTATAAAACAAACGATTTTTAAATCATGGCTTTATCAAATTTAGGAGGTACAAATTTAACTTACCTCTCCGTTTCCGATGGGAACCTAGTACGCCAACACAAAACGGCGAATGATCGCACAACCGAGCGAGTAACAAAAACCGGTAAACTTGTTTTTGAGGAACGCTTCCGAGACTTAACGGGTAACATTACAAATGTTAACACTCGTGAAAATGATTATGGTAAGCAATGGCAATTGACATTCCAGGATGGCGCCGATACATATATTGTATCAATGCCGTACTCAAGTCGATATGCATCAAGCTTTTTAAAAGCACTCCCAAACATAAACATTGAGGAATCTTTACGCTTTATGCCGTGGGCTATGAAGGACAAAAACGATGTAAGCAAAACAGTTACCGGAATTACAATGTATCAAGATGATACAAAGATTGCACCGGCTTACACAAAGGATGCGCCTAATGGCTTACCTCAAATGGAGAAGATTAAAGTTAAAGGTAAAGAGCAATGGGATGATTCTGCAATGATGGAGTTCCTTGAGCAAACTGCTTTAAAGATTTTTGCCAAACATAATGATAATGATTTGGTTTTAGATGAGGAGTCACCTTTTTAGTTGGTTTTGGTTAGCGGTTAGCCTTCCGTACAAAAAGGCACTTTTTATAATTTAAAATTAAAAACATGCCGAAAATTAAAATTACCAAAGAGATTAACATCATCGACAATTTTGAGAGATACTTTCTTTATGTCGATAATAAGTTTATTACAGGGGCCGAAACCCTTGAAGAGATTGAGCAAATTGCAACCGCAGTCATTGCCAATAACGGAGACAAAGTAATTACCGAAACCATAAAAGAATACACATGCTAGTAAAAACCAAAACCAATCAATTAACATTTGTCGATGGCAGATTTTACCATGATGAAGATGGGAATTATTTCCCAAGTGCCACCACATTACTTGAAGCTTATCCAAAGCCATTTGCCCTTATACAATGGATGAAGGAGGTTGGCTCAAAGGCAGATGAGATAAGAGATAACGCCGGGCGCCGTGGCTCAACAGTACACCAATTGACCGAAGATTACGATCACGGTATGGAGTGTACCTTATTAGATGATAACAATCGCCCAAAGTATTCGCTTGAGGAGTGGAATATGTTTGAGCGTTATGTTGAATTCAGCGTAAACCATAAGCCGGTACATGCAATGATTGAGCAAACCTTTGTAAGCAATCATTTAAAGTTTGCCGGTACACTTGATCGCATATGCACCATTGATGGCAAAAATTATGTTTTAGACATTAAGACAAGCAATGGCATATATAATAGTTATTGGCTGCAATTGGCAGCTTACAAGGAATTATATAATCATTCGGTTAAGCAATCCGATAACATGCCGGACATTGATGGCGTGGCTATCTTATGGCTTAATGCAAAGACTCGGACCTATGGTAAGAATGGAGTGATTCAAGGTCCTGGATGGCAAATGGTGACCAAAGATGATACCTCGGATGATTGGTCATTGTTCCAAGCGGTCCAACAATTATGGAACGCGGAGCATGAGAATGATAAGCCGCGAGAATTTAGTTATCAGTTATCTCACAAAAAATAGTAGTTTTACACTTAAACCCGCATTATGATAACGAGAACCAAAAGGAAGAGATTGTATTTCGACATCGAGACAAGTCCGAACATTGGTTTTTTTTGGCAAAGCGGGTTTAAGTTAAACATTGGACCGCAGAATATTATCACCGAGCGTGCCATTATTTGCATATGTTACAAATGGGAGGATGATAAAGAGACTCACGCGCTTACATGGGATGCAAAGCAAAGCGATAAAAAGATGCTTCAAGATTTTATCAAGATTGTAAATGAAGCGGATGAGTTGGTTGGTCATAATGGTGATAAGTTTGATCTTGCATGGGTGAGGACAAGATGTTTGTTTTACGGCATCGATATGTTTCCAACCTACCAAACCATTGACACCTTAAAAGTATCAAGGTCAAAGTTTAAATTCAATAGCAATAAGCTTAATTACATTGCCGGATATTTAGGCATTGGATCAAAGATTAAAACGGATTTTGATTTGTGGAAAAATATCGTTTTAAAAAAGGATCAATTTGCAATGGATAAGATGGTTAAGTATTGCAAGATGGATGTTGTACTACTTGAGAAGGTCCATAAGAAACTGTCAAACCATATCGCACCCAAAACACATTACGGAGTAATATTTGGCCACCACAAAGGCAGTTGTCCGGAGTGTGGCAGCGATGACCTGGTAATCAAGGACCGAAGAGCATTAGCAAGCGGAGTGGTAAAATTAATTTTTAGATGCAGAACATGCGGCAAGCATCATAATAAAACGGATAAATAATGAGTAAACTTTTATATGATATCATTGATGATTTATTATTTAGAGAGGAGAAGGGCCGAGCGGAGTATGGCACCACAATGGATAGAAAGGATTTAAGCGAAGAGCAATGGTTACAACACGCATACGAGGAAGCATTGGATTTGGCTATTTATCTCAAAAAAATAATTAAGACTCGAAGTGAAAATAAAGATAATTTATAAGAAACTAGGAAGGGAACAAGCTCATGGCATTGCGGAGAGCGATGGGATAATATATTTGGATCCGCGTTTACGCGGAAAAAAGCATTTGGAAATTTTGCTCCATGAACTCGGACACTTATTGGATGCCAAAGATTCCGAGGAGACAGTCATTAAAAAATCCATAGCATACACAAAGATTCTTTGGCAAGAGGGTTATCGCCGTATTGATGATACGAACGATACACCATTACAGGATGGTACAAATTAATTTACTTAAATATGGAGTTGCGAGATTATCAAATCGACATAGCCAATAGGGGCCTTGAGGTGATTAATGAATTTGGTTTGGTATATCTTGCAATGCAAGTAAGGACCGGCAAGACATTAACAAGTTTGCATTTGGCTAATAAGATGGGAGTTCAAAATGTCTTATTTGTCACAAAGAAAAAAGCCATCTCAAGCATTGAGGATGATTTTAAATTAACGGGATATAAATATAATCTTGATGTAATTAATTATGAAAGCGTACAAAAGTATATTGATAATTATGATATTATAATATTAGATGAAGCACATTGCTTGGGCCAATATCCTATACCATCGGAGCGTACAAAAACATTAAAAGTATTATGTCAAAAAAAGCCGGTGATTTATTTAAGTGGCACTCCAACACCGGAAAGCTTTGCTCAAATATTCCATCAATTTTGGGTATCGGATAAGTCTCCATTTGCAGATCATAAAAACTTTTATTCCTGGCATAAGCATTACGGCATCCCAAAGAAAAAATTTGTTTTCAATCGCGAGCTTGCAGATTACTCAAATGTCAAAACGGAGTTAATTGAATGTGAGATAAATCATTTGTTTTTGACATATACGCAACAGGAGGCCGGATTTGAATCTTTGGTGCAAGAGGCCATCTTGTATGTGCCAATGAGTGATAAGGTCAAATGGGCCATTGATAAGATCACCAAGGACAAATTATTTAGGACAAAGGATGGCGAGATTATCGTTGCCGACACGGCGGTTAAAGAGATGCAGAAGGTACATCAAATATGTAGCGGAACGGTTAAAAAGGATGATGGCAATGCAATTATATTTGATGATACAAAAGCCAATTTTATTAAGGAAAGGTTTAAGGATCAAAAGATAGCCATCTTTTATAAGTACATAGCCGAGGGGTTGCTTTTAAAGGCAACTTTTAAAAACTCATATGATGATCCGCAAGAGTTCAATAAGGCCGGCGGCGATGCGGTATTCATAAGCCAGGTGCAAAGCGGAAGGGAGGGCATAAATTTAAGCACGGCCGATGCGCTTGTCATGTACAATATTGACTTTTCAGCGGTAAGCTATTGGCAATCAAGGGCAAGGATGCAGACAAAGGACCGTACAATAGCCTCAAAAGTGTTTTGGATATTCACCGTTGGAGGCATTGAGGAGCGTATTTTTAATATGGTCCAAGCCAAAAAAGACTTTACTTTAAGGCACTTTAAAAAAATATATTAAAAATATTTTTTTATTAAATTAAAATAATATAGCTTTGGTTTCTAAACAAAATCAAAGAAAATGGAAAAACAAACAAAAATGGTTATCGAGTATAACCTAAATGAAGGTACCGAGTTGGAGCCTAAAATGAATCAAATACCTTTAAACATTACAATTGCACCTGTTATTGGTGACATCATTGGGATGGATGTAACATTTGATCCTGGTAATGCGCATTATTCTTTTTATAAAGTTTATGCGAGACAATTTAGTACAATTACCAACACTCTTATTATTAAAGTAAAATTCAATTATTAACATGAATAAGCAACAAAATCACAATTTTCAAGCGGTCATTATTTTAATCACCGCATTTTTAATCACGGCATTTTTACAAAATTATTAATCATGAAAAAAACTGCAATGCAAGAGTTGTTGGAGTATGTAAAAACTACCAACACAATCACATTCCTTCCGGAACAATTGGCCAAACTTATTGAAGATAAGTATTTAAGTAAATCAGCAAAAGATGTAAAAAATGCATTTATTGATGGTGAACTAAATGTTTGGAACCGCGAAAGGGATGGTAATATTTTAGAATATCAAGATCAACAAGATTATTTTAATAAAAATTATCAACCATGATCCGAGCAATATTATCACTATTAAAGTTTTTCTTATTGGCGGTGCCATTAGCGTGCTTACTATATGTAACATTATTTTTTATCTATAAAATCAAAGGAGATGCCAAACCACAAAGAATGGATTGAGTTAACAATTATTGAGAAGATTGACCTGGTGGGTAAGCTTACCCATTTATTACAAAATGATGAGATGTCATTTCATACATTTAAAAGACATATTAAAAAGGCAGAATCATTTGGTATATTTGATGAGATTAAAATTAACAAAAATGAACTACATGATAATGCCGGGAATTAAGAAAGCAAAGATTGGCTTTAAGACAATGCCAAAAAAGAAAGTATTGCAGTATATAGATACTGTTATCGCAAATACATGCGAGCAATATAATATCTCAATGGATGATATTAAGTCCAAAAGTAGGAAGTCGGTTTTTGCTATTCCAAGATTATTAACAATGCATATCTTGAGATATAATACTTTGCTTACATTGGATGAGATTGGAATTGCGTTTAATCGCGATCATACAACTGTAATCAATGCGATTAAATCAACAAATAATATGTTGCAAACTGATTATGATTTTAAGGAAGATTACCAAAAATTGGTAATGAAACTCTAAAATATTCCGTTCCCCCATCTACTAACACGGCTCTCAAGATTTAATGTCTTTGGGGGCCGTTCTTTTTTACTTATATGGTTGGTAATGAGCTTTACCGTTTACTCTTGTAGCTTTTAAGATTTGTTTTCTTTGCTTACCGGTACTCTCATAAGATACATGAACCCAATCCGGATTTGCACTTGTTCCAAATTCCCAAATCAATTGGTCAAATTCTAAATTATCCTTAATGTAATTAAATACCATTGTGTTGGTAACGCCGTTTGCACTCCCATCCATGTCAATGTCGATTGCTTCGCCTGTGCTATGTTGAGAGGTGGGTGATGCCCCAGGTGTGCAAGCATTAAGTTCCTTTGATCTATATCCCGAACTGATATGAATAGGGCAACGGAAATGATTCCTTATCTTTTCAAATACATTTTCAGCTAATAATTTAAAGTTTTCAATATGCGCATCAATTGGCATATTTGAGATGCCATGTCTCTTTGCGGTTTCACTTCGGATTACTTCGCTTAAATCTAAATGTTCGGATATTTTCATATTAATCTTTTTTGAATATTTTCTCTGCGGTTGTTAATCCTAGGCATCCAAATGCCAATGTTGCAACTGCGTACACTAATGCCTCACTTGGTGCTTTACTTAATTCGCTAAATGAGTTATGATACATTGTAATGCATAACGCTACAACGCACATCAAACCACATAAACGCTTCATAGATAACCTTCCGTTATCTTCGGTAAAAAATTGCTTCATCTTAATTAGTTGTATCGGTTTTTACTTTACCCCAAAAGTTCTTTTTTTCTTTTATTAAGACTGTATCATGGATAAAAATAGTGTCAATTCTTATTTGCACAATACCATTTTTAAGTTCACTAATTTCGCTTCTCATTTGGGTAATGGTTGCAACTGCATTTGTAACTAATTGCTTTTCTTTTTTAGTTGCCTTTGCGAGAACTGTTGCAGATTTTGCATTGGTTGCATCAACTTGCTTCATTAACTCCTCAAACTCAATAT